TCTGGCGGACGGGATCATTGATGCCGTCCCGAGGCTGCTTGAGGTGGCTCCCAAGATTATCACAAATCTCATCACCGCGCTTACTGAAAACTTCCCCAAAATCATCGAATCCGGCGCAAAACTTGTTAAATCGTTGATCGATGGCCTGATTAAATCCATTCCGCAGCTTACTGAGACTGCGCCAAAGCTTATTATCGGGATTGTACAGGGGATTCTTAATAATCTTCCGCAAATCATCATGTCCGGCCCGCAAATCATTATGGCGCTTATTGAGGGCCTTATTAGCGCAATCCCCGAGTTGATTCTGGCAATTCCAACGCTGATCCAATCGATTGTAGATACGTTCCTCGGCTACGATTGGGGCAGCATCGGAACGAATATCGTTGACGGCATCAAAAACGGATTCCTGCATATGTGGGAGAGCCTAAAGCGGACGGTAAGCGATATGGTCAATGGCCTTGTGAGCGGCGTCAAGAGCATTCTCGGTATTGCGTCCCCGTCTAAAGTCTTCGCCGGAATCGGCGGCTACATGGCAGAAGGACTTGGGCAGGGCTTTGACCGCGAAATGACTGACGTTCGGAAGGATATCGAGGATCAAATGACTTTCGGCACAACGTCCTTTTCTGTGTCCGGCGCGGCAAAGTCCTCTGTCGGCGTCGTGAACGGCCTGCTGGCCAACAATCAGCCGAACCCGCTGACACAGGTGAATCTTGTCGTTGACGGCCAAACGTTGGCACGAGTGCTGTTCGACCCGCTGCGCGGCGAAATTCTGCAAAGGGGTGTGTCACTTGCGTAGAATTAAAATCACGGACGGCACAAACACAGTCACCCTTCTGCGTGATCTCGTGTTCACGATTCAGCCAAAGGATATTGGCGCAACCGCGACAATGGCATCCGGAAAGACGGTTATGGATATCATCGGGGTAAAAAATGAATTGAAAATCCCAACGGGATGGCTTTCTGTCGCCGATCTCCGAAAACTCCGCAGCATGATCAACGCAAAGCACGTCCTGAGCGTGACGTACCCGGACGTTGATGGCGACAAAACACGGGATTTCCTGTTCAGTCAGCCGGAGTACAAGGCCATTATCTACGATGAGGATGGGGTTTCCCAATGGTGCGGTGTGACCATCACCGCAACGCAGCAAGGGGTGGATTGATGCAAAAGGTATCAAGTGGATTTACGCCGTTTTCTGCCGTCCGGGATATTGGAATGCTCGTCAGGTTTTACCTCGTTGATCCGTCCGCAAAAAAGAACGGAACGGTTTCAGCATCGGATTCTGCGCCGGGGACCAAAGCAAGCGAGACAATCAGCGAAAACGAAACCATATCCGGGAAGTTTGCCGGGCTGGAGCTGAATCGATGGATGCTGGATGGCACAATTGATATCCCAAATGACGGATTTGAAGGGAAGCAAACAGGTTGGTGGAGCGGGGAAGTTTCGGACGAAAATGCGGAGCTGGACAGTACCATCACCTTCGAGTTCTCCGCGCCAGTGTCGACCGTTGGATGGTCGCTGCTGTTCGATGATAAAATGCAGCAGTATCCGGCCCAGATCACACTAACCGCATACGGGAGCGACAACGCCGTGATTGCGGCCGCAACAAAAGCGATCACACAGGTTCGGCAGAACATCAGCCTGCCAGCGGCAAATTACACAAGGCTGACGCTTCAGTTCGATAAGACGTACTTGCCGAAAACACGGGCAAGGCTGCGGCAGATCGATTTCGGCCTGACAGAAACATATGAAAACGATAGCATGGCAAATGTACAGATCGTGGAGGAAGCGTCCGTTTCCTGCGATGCTTTCCCGTCGAGGCAGATATCCTTTACATTCGATAACGCTGATCACAGATACAACATCCTCAATCCGGATGGAATTTTTGCGGTGATTCAGGAGGGGCAAAAGCTCCTTGCAAAGTGCATCATAAACGGCGAAAGCGTAGACGTCGGGGAATTTTTCTTCACCTCGGTAACCGCAACAAATTCCGGCGTAACGGCGCAGCTGGTGGGCAACGATATGGCTGCGGCGCTCGAACGGGCGACATATGAATCAGGGAGCGCTACCGCGTGCGAACTGCAAGCGGCGGTCGCCGCCGTCCTGACCGGCTATGATATCAAGGTAATCTATGGCGGCAATGTGGCAGAAAGAACAGTTGTTCCCGCAATTCCCAGAAAAACAACGCGCCGGGAAGCGATCCGGCTGCTGGCGCAGGCGGCCATGTGTTCCGTGTGGTTTGATCGATCTGGGGATCTGCATATTGCGGAGCTGTCTCCCGGCACTGTGCGCGGGGCCATAACGCCGGATGAACTGTATGATTACGACGGCGTGAGCATAGCGGAAGCGGTTGACTGCGTAGAACTGCACATCAAGAGCGATTACTCGGATAGCGTCGACGAAACGGTAACAGCCGGGAGCGGAAAAAACATTAAGAGCATCAGCAATCCGTGCGTGGCCCCAGCAAATTATCAAAGCGTTGCCGCATGGCTGCTGGCACAGTATAACCGCCGCAAAATCTACAGCGTAAAAAACCGGTGCAACCCGGCGCTTGAAACCGGCGACACGATCAAAATTTCGGACGCATTCGGACAGAATGAGAGCGCGGTGCAGACGGGCCTCGCACTGACGTTCGACGGGGGCCTTTACGCAATCACAAAAGGAGTGGGTGTATGAGCACGATCATCGATACCCTCATCACCAATCGGACGCAGGCGGACGTGGAGCGGGTGCGGGAGCTGGCGGCGAAGGGGTTCGCGGCCATGACGGCAGCCGAGCAGGCGGAATGGCTGGCGGGGATGAAGGGCGCGTACAACGCTTCCGATCTGAACCGCGTGGGAACAGCCCTGAATTATCTGGCGGGACGCCTCGCCTCAATCTGCGGGAAGAGCATCACGTGGACGGCTAAAACCGATTGGGCTGTCACGGACATTCCAGTAGCCTCACAGGCCGAGACATACCGACGGCAGATACAGGACATTCGCGACGCGCTTGCGTATCCTGCCGGAACACCGGATGCGCCCGGCCTCAACCGCCTGACATACACCGGCGCAAACGATATCGAGCGCATTCTGGTGCTCTGCGAAGACTTAATCGTCAACGTTGCAAAATCTTTTCGCCACACCGGCGCGGCGGAGTGCGCCGCAGGAGGATTACTCACATGAAAGATAGGCAGCCAACACAGGTTTTATCCAACGGCGCGATCCGCTACGGCGTGTATAACGCCGACGGCACGCTCGACCACTACGAATACCTCAAGCGCGAGGACGCGCCGACCGTCGAGGGCACGCCGCTCAACAAGGCGAATCTGCTATCCGATACCACTGCCGCCAAGCTCTGGCCGAACGCAACCACGAGGCCGGAGGATCCGACCGTCAACGACGCGCTCGGCAAGCTTTCGGAGGGTACGGCCAAAGTCGGCGACATCGCTATCACGTCCCGCACAGACCTGTCCGACGCATGGCTGCTGTGTAACGGTCAATACATTACTGAGGAGCAGTATCCAGAGCTGTTCAATACTCTGCGAGTTAGTGCTAGTGCTGCACCGTGGAATACACAGCTACTTCCTACTGTAACATCGAAATATGATATCAATGATATCACAACACTCTCGTACGCGAATGGATACTGGTTTCTCAATAAGCATAGACATCTCTACTGTTCTACTGATCTTATTAGCTGGATAGATATTACACCTTCGGATTTAACCAGGTATGCTGGAACTGACTATACAGCTACACTACTCACAACATTGTCTGTACACTACTGGCAAGGTCGATATGTAGCTCTAGCTTGGTTGGAGTATAAAGCAAACAGCTACGCATATGCAGTTATGTACACAAATCAGCTGCAACAGACCGGATGGAAGCTGGACTACATTACAAGCTGGTACCCTAGTACTGCTACCCAGACTATATATTATCAAAAACTATTTTTCGACGGGACTAACTACTATTTCTACTACTCTAATGGCACGTATAACTCTGATACACACTTCGACGATTACGATGGAGGTCTGTGTTCTGTATCTGAACTAGCAGATTCGTTTAACCCTGTAGGTACTTCCAGGTGGACATATAAAAACTTTGGTACTCTTTATTACGTAGACTTCTACGATGAGCCAACAGGCTGGTTCTACCTTTCTCAGCGATCTGCACCCTCAAGCGGCATACAAGGTATATACAGAACACGGACGATATTGGGTTCATATACCGCCACATATATACCAGTGCCAGGCACTTCCGATAGTTTGAGTGCTTCTGCCGTACTTTCAACCTATACAGTATCCGGTGATACGATTGTCGCTAGCTATACTCATACAACACCATATAAGCTTTATAGATCTGACGACAGTGGTAAGACTTTTACGCAGATTTACTCAACAACATCTGCAAGCGAGATAGCATTTCTACAGCTAGTAGCAGGCATATTATGTGCTTGGAGCAGCGATACGAAAATTGTAATGCTGTTCGATGCTGATAATATCTCAAATCAATCTATTGCAATGGATACACAGCTTTCAACAATATGCAGCACGCACAGCAACACAATAGCTATTATCTCCACGGACTATAATAGCATACTGTATCAAGATTTTACTCACAGTAAGAAAAAATTACCAAATATTTCGCCCGACAGTCGCAGTAAGGCATATATTAAAGCTCTGGAGGAATGAGCCATGCGGGACAGAATCGGAACAAACGACCTTGCAAACGGGGCTGTCCGGCACGGGGTATATGACGCGGCGGGAAGCCTGCTGCGCTATGAATGGATCCGCCCGGAGGACGAGCCGCTGGAAGCTGGAACGCCGCTCACCGCAGAAAATCTGCTGACCGCGCAGGCCGCCGAAAAGATCTGGCGAGCGGGCGACGCACCGGCGAACCCGATGGTAAATGAGGCATTCGGGAAGCTGTCGGAGCCGAATTATCACGTCGGCGATATCCTCACGACCGTCCGCGTCCTCTCCGCCCCGTGGCACGCGTGCGATGGCTCAACATTCGACCAGACTGCATACCCGGCCCTCTACGCAGCCCTCGGCGGCACGACGCTGCCGACGATCAGCTATTCCAGCGATACCACCACCTACATCAAAATGGCGGACGATTAGCCCGGCAAATAAAAGAGAAAGGTACAGAAAAATGGACACCAAAACCATCATCGTCACCCTCGCCTGCGCCGCGCTTGGCTCATCCGCGCTGACGGCGGTCGTCAATGCCATCGTCAGCGCGATACAGAAAAAACGCGGCAAGGCCACATCGCAGGATACGCACCTAGCCGAGATCGACAAAAAGCTCGGGAAAATGCAGGAGCATCAGGACGAGCAGTATCTGGCGATCCTCCGCCTTACGATCATGAGCGAGGAAATGCCAATGGCTGAACGGCTGATTGCCGGGCAGAAATACGTAAAGCTGGGCGGAAACGGGGACGTGAAAAAATTCCTGCACCAGCTGGAGGCGCAGTGCGGACATAGCAGTGCGCAATAAATTGGGAGGCTGATATGCGGATAAAAGGCAAGTGGAGCAAGGGCGAAATGGCGCGAACCATTGTTGTATATCTGCTCCAGCTCATCACGACGGTAATTGTCTGGGCCTGCGCTCTGAAAACCGTCGCCGTCCTAATTGCAGTCATCCGCAGCCCGGAGCTCGGCGCATCGGTCGACCTGTCTGACGTGCTCGGCTTTACCGGCTGGGCAACCATCACAGAGCTTGGCCTGCTTGCCTTCAAGCGGGTTTTTGCGAAGAAAAATGAACCAGTAGAATGAAAGGAGTACAAAATGAGCATTAACACCGATAGCAAATTTTTGAGCAAAGCAATCGATATGGTCGCGGACTACACGGATGAGCACCTCGACAAAACCAACAACCAGACGGATTATACGGTTTTTGTGGTGTGGTACTGCAAAACGCTGCAAAACTTCAAAGCGCTGCTGTCCACGACATTGCCGGATGGTATGTATTATGAGGTTACATACAACGGAGACAAAGACGAAATCTATCTCGATGCGTACAAAAAATTTGAGAATCGCGCAATCAAGGTGGAGGGCTGATCATGGAAAACATCAAAAAGCGGCTCGGAAATCTTCTGAGCGTCAAGTCCATCGTCACACTCGGCCTGACGATCATCTTTGCCGTCCTCGCCCTGCGCGGCGACATCACCGGCAAGGACTTCCTCACGATCTTCCTGACGGTCATCACGTTCTATTTCGGCACGCAGTCGCAGAAAGCGCAGGACGCGATTGATAACGTCACGAAGGAGGACGCGCAGAAATGAGTATCAAGATCGGACAGGCCAGTCTCGGCGAGACGGGCGGCCGCAACCAGCAGCCCGGCAACCAGACCGGGCGGGAGCTGAATATCTCCAACTGGTACAATGGCCGCTGGCTCGGCGTCCTGCGCTACAAGAGCCGCAAAAAGGCCGAGCGGGCCGCGCAGACGTGCGAGGCGGCCATTAAGAACCGGAACATCGGCTACGACATGGACAACAGGAACACGGCGTATGAGGCAGCCAGAGCCGTCGGGTGGGACGTGAGCAGGATCGCAAAGCCTGTGGAGACGGACTGCTCCGCGCTCATGATGCTCTGCGCCGTGGCCGCAGGCTGCGCATCGGTAGAAGCGCTCTACCGTCGGCAGGGCAACAGCTGCACCACCTACTGTATGCTGCACGATTGGCCCGCAACGGGAGATTTCGAGCTGCTGATCGGCAGCAAGTATCTAACGACGGACGCGAATCTCCTGCGCGGCGACGTGCTGGTAAGTGAGGGCCATACCGTGATGGCCCTCGAAGATGGAAAAAATGCAGAGGAGGAGACCGAAATGGTAGAAAAGAGCAAGATCATCGTCGACGGAAAGGAAGTCACCGTTGAGCGCATCCTGAAGAACGGCACGAACTACGTCAAGGTGCGCGATCTGGCCGCTGCGCTGGATCTCGAAGTCAGCAACAAGGGCAATATCGCTGTGCTGAATCACAAGAAAAAGTAAGGAGGCGGGGCGTATGTCGCCGCAGGCGCGGGCCAAGCTGCCGCCAGAGCTGGGCAGGCTGACCAGAAAGGATATGGAGGCCGTAATCTATCAGGCCAATCTTGGCCGAGAAAATGAGAAGATCGCGCAGCTCTATTTTGTGGATAAGCTTCCCCAGGTAGACGTTGCAACAGAGCTGTTTCTGGGCCGCGCCACGGTACAGCGCCGCCTGCCGGAGATCATGCGGGAGATGCAGCGGACATCCAGCAAACTGTATAACTGAGATAAGCGCCGAGAAATCGGCGCTTATTTTTTTATAAAATTTTTGAAAAGCTCTTGACATTTACGCTCAATGAGCGTATAGTAGGGCCATAAGATAAAGCAAGGCGAAAGCCGGGAGGTACAACATGGAAACTAAGATCATCAACAACCGTTACGAACTCATTGCTTGCACTGCCATTGCCACCGAGGCTGGCGACACGGAAGAACAGTCCGCGATCCTCTGCCGCGATATGGACGCCTGCCTGGGCGACGCATTTTGCGTGTACTTTGGCTACACGCTGGACGAGCTGGCGGACAGCATCGAAGACGCTGACTATCCCGATTTCAGCGATGATACGCTCGCCACCGTCCGCATCGACGGCCAGCCCATCAGCGCGTATTGCTTCTGATATGAAGAAGGAGGTTTTCCTAGATGAAATACAGTGGAGAATGGACAGTTCGCGGCGCTTTGAAGCATGATGGCCTTTTCACACTCAATGGGCCAGATGATGACCAGCTCTATCTGCCTGTTGGGGCGGAGGGCTGGAAGGATGGATGCAACGCTTTCAATTTAACCACGCGGGAATTTGAGTCGATTCCCGCACACTGGGCGGTTTTTGAGATTGACTTCCCGCGTAGCCGCGCAAATTGGGAGGCTGCCGATGCTGACTGATGCCCAGCGCCGTGCTCACGGTTGAAAAATACAAGGAGGTACCACCATGAAACTCACACCCGCAATCCGCGCTGCTCTCTACGCCGAAACCGGCGCATACGCTGACCGCGACGCCTATGTCTCCGATATGGCGCTGTCCAGCGTCTGGGGCGACGCCGAAGATGAAGAGATTCCGGCGGAGCGGCTGGCACTGCTCGGCGCGATCTGGGACGGCACACGCTGCACGATCCCGGATCTGATTAAGCAGCACGGCCTGACGCAGACGGGCTTCGCGCAGTATTTCAATATCCCGCTTCGCACCGTGCAGGGCTGGTGCATTGGTGAACGCACCTGCCCGCCGTATGTGGCCGCGATGGCCGCTGAAATCTTAGCCATGAACGATCGATAATGCAAACTAAGCCCGTGGACTTCTCTGCGGGCTTGAATTTTGAACCAAATTGATACACAACTGAGGCACAAGAAGCCGCAAAAAAGCCCATACTGAACACATCAAAGGAGTGTTCGGTATGGGCTTTTCTTATTTTAATCCAAACCCCGCCGGGCTGAAAGTAGGGGACTGCACTGTCCGGGCAATTGCAAAGGGGACCGGGAAGAGCTGGGATGAGGTGTATATCGGCCTGTGCCTGCAAGGGTTGATCATGGGCGATCTGCCGAGCGCAAACAGCGTATGGAGCGCTTACCTCCGGCAGCAGGGCTTTACCCGGAACGTGATCCCGAACACATGCCCGGACTGCTACACCGTCGCGGACTTTTGCGCAGATCATCCGCGCGGCGTGTATGTGCTGGCGTTATCAAGCCACGTTGTGTGCGTGGAGGATGGGACGTATTTTGACACGTGGGATTCTGGGAGTGAAATTCCACTGTTTTATTGGGCAAAGGAGGAAGCATGATGTTTGGACAACAGCCGTATGTGTATCAGCAGCCGATTTATAATCAGCCAATCGGCCAACCAATCAGTCAGCCAATGCAGGAACCAATGATGCGTCCGCAGTACCAGCCCGCGCCGCAGATGCCGGCCTACCAGCCGCAGCCACAGCAGACGCAGAATCAGTCGATCATCTGGGTTCCGAACGAGCAGGCGGCAAACGACTTTATTGTTGCACCCAACAATGCCGTAACGCTATGGGACATGAACGCGCCTGTTGTATACGTCAAAAAAGCCGATGCAAGCGGAAAGCCGACCATGACTATCTATGATCTTGTAGAGCGCGCACAGGCCGTTATAACGCCAACAGCGGCGCGAAAAGGCATGATGGAGGAATACGTGACGCGCAAGGAGTTCGACGAGCTTGTGGCGAAGCTGGCCGCTCCCAGCGCCAGACCGGTGAGAAAGACAAAGGAGGCTGAAAGCGATGGCTAACCCCCTGTTTAACGCCCTCGGCGGCGGACAGCTGCCCGGCCCGATGGGGCAGTTCCAAAACATGATACAGCAGTTCCGGCAATTCCAGAACAGCTATCAGGGGGATCCAAAAGCAGAGGTCGAAAAGCTGGTACGAAGCGGGAAAATCTCGCAGCAGCAGTTGAATCAGCTGCAGCAGGTGGCGGGGCAATTCCGGCAGCTGCTGCAATAGTTCGGGAATTCCGAACAGTTGAACGATCAAAATCGTGGCCACGATTGAGATAAATCTTTTGAATCTACGAAAGGAATGAAAAATATGAGTTTGAATGACGGCTCCCCGACCATGACAATGCCCGTCGCGCCTACCGGCATGACAGGTGGCGGCTGGGGCGGCTTCGGCGGTGATAATGGCTGGTGGTTCATCATCCTGTTCCTTGCCATTTTCTGCGGCTGGGGCGGCAATGGAAACGGCTTCGGCAACAACGGCAGAAATTCCGGCGGCGTTGTAGACGGCTATGTGCTGGCCTCTGACTTCTCCAACATCGAGCGCAAAATCGACAGTGTAAATCAGGGACTTTGCGACGGATTTTACCAGCAGGCGCAGCTTGTCAACGGCACCAACATGGCGATGGCAAACGGCTTTGCTCAGGCCGAGCTTTCCCGCTGCAACCAGCAGGCCGCGCTTATGCAGCAGCTGAACAACATGGCGATGCAGGCACAGGAGTGCTGCTGCGAAAACCGCGCTGCAATCGCCCAGGTGCGCTATGATATGGCGACGCAGGCGTGCGACACCCGCAACACCGTGCAGAACACCACCCGCGACATCATCGACGCGATGAACTGCGGCTTCCGCAGCATCGACCAGCGTCTGACGGCGCAGGAGCTTGCGGCGAAGGACGCGAAGATCGCAGAGCAGAACCAGCAGCTTTTCGGCTACCAGCTGGCAGCATCGCAGGCGGCACAGAACAATTACCTTGTTTCCACGCTTCGCCCGAGTCCCAGCCCGGCCTATGTTGTCGCGAATCCGTACTGCTGCAACAGCGGCTACAACTACGGCTGCGGCAACTGCGCGTAACAACTCCACATCGTAGAGCTTTTTCGTGGCCTCACGAAAATGGTCGGCCCCATTGCCGATACTCGATAGCAACGCGGCGGGGCAATCGTCCCGCCGCTGTATTTTTTTTTTGAAAGGAATGATTTTATGGCTGAATTTACATCATCCGGGATTCAAACTGTCGCCGCTGGGCAGAACGTCCCTCTGATCTCCACGGCGGCTTGCGGAAAGCCGTGCATCGTACATCGAGAAGGAAGCGGGCTTGTTACGCTGCGCGGGCTTACACAGCAATGCAAGGCGAAGTTCCGCGTATCCTTTGGCGCGAATATCGCCGTCCCTACAGGCGGAACAGTAGGTGCCATTACCGCTGCGCTTGCAATCAACGGCGAACCTCTGAGCAGCGCCACAGCGGCCGTAACCCCTGCGGCTGTTGAGAACTATTTCAACATCTTCGTTTCCACATTCGTGGAAGTCCCGCGCGGCTGCTGCCTGACTGTAGCGGCGAAGAACACCAGCGCACAGGCGGTCAGTTTCGCAAATAGCAATATGATCGTCGAGCGCGTATCGTGAAAGGAGGATGCAATATGTACGATTTAAGAAACCTGCGTGAAATGCTCTGCAAAGAGCTTGACGAAATCGCCGACAAGCGCGAAATGTCTGCGGGCGATCTGGACGCGATCCAGAAGCTGACGAGCTCCATCAAGAATACCTACAAGATCGAGATGGCTGAAGACGGCGGCTATTCCCGCGACGGCGAATGGGAAGCGGATATGCGCGGTACTTACGGCCGGGGCAGCTCTTACCGTGGCCGCCGCCGCGACGCAATGGGCCGCTACAGCCGCACAGACGCCCGCGATCATATGCGCGCGCAGCTGGACGATATGATGCGCGACGCGGACGACGATAAAACCCGCGACGCGATCCGCCGCTGCATGGAGCAGATCGAGCGGGCATAAGGAGAGCGCAATATGTTGGATGCAGCCGAAATCCGGAAAGAGATTGCTCGCCTGGAATATGAGGAATCCGACTATAAGAATTACGCTAAGCTTGCGGATCTGTACGTGATCCGCAAGCAGATGCAGGAAGAGGAACGGGGCGACGGCGGTAAGTATGTGGGTTACTACTCCGGCGCTCCCGCCCCTGTGACCGCAGAACCGGCTATCGTTGGCGAGTACGGGGACAGTGAGTTTTTACTTGCGGTAGCTGGGAAAAACCCGGCAAAGGCTTGGGCGGTTGTTGATGAACTTATGGACACACTATCGCTTGTGAACCGAAAAGTCTATGATTCTGTGCTGCGGAAAATAAAGTCCATGTAGCAAAAAACAGGGGAGTCCCCTCGCATTGCGCTTAATTTGTAGCATACAATGTAGCATACAGGAAATGATTTTATGTTACATAGCGTGTCATAATGTGATTTTTCGCTTTTTGGGAATACGCGGAAAATAGGGCAAAAAGCATAAAAAAGTACCGGTTTTAGCTGCTTTCAAGCTAAAACCGGTACTTTGGCGCGGAAGGAGAGATTTGAACTCTCGCGCGCTTTTTAGACGCCTACTCCCTTAGCAGGGGAGAAAAAACCATTGAAAACACTGGGGAAATTGGCATTTGTAACATATTTTGTAGCATACAGAATTCACTCTGGCGAGTCGCTTTGCAACTGATTTACGGCATCGACCATGCCTTTCATGTCCGGGTGTACGTACCGTTGGGTAGTCGTTATCTTCGTGTGGCGCATGATTTCCTTGATCGTAAACGGGTCGATGTTTTTCATCGCGAGGGCTGTAGCGGTTGTATGGCGGCATGAGTAAGGTGGTAGCTTTTGCACTCCGGCGAGCTCCAAACACTCATAATATCTCTTGTAAAAATTATCTTTGTTTATGCAGCAGATATTTCCGACGCGCGATTTGCTTTCTTCGCATAGTTCATGCAGCACCGGCGCAACGAAATCCGGGAAGACCATAGGCGTTTCCTTCCGCTTCTTTGTCTTTATGCCGCCTCGGACGATCTCATTCTTTTCAAAGTCAATCATATCTTTCTTGAGTTTCAGAAGCTCACCGGGCATCATGCCGGTATAAATCATCGTTAAAATAAACCCAATGAAGTGGTCTTTTGCATACGCTTCCCATAGCTTTTTTACGTCGGCGTCGGTAAACGGTTCCGGCGACTTCTCTTCCAATTCCGGAAGCTTTATGTACTTTGCAAGATTCACGGTTGTTTGCTTTTCTGCGATTGCGAGGTTATAACAGTGGGAGAGGACGGTTTTCATATCTTTCCGCGTGTAATAGGTGCTGGCGTTGCGGTCGATGACATCCTGTATCTGCGCGATGGTAAGCGCGTCGATCTCACGGTCGGCGATTTCTCTCATGCGCTCGAATGCCTTTTCCGCCGCGCCCTGACGATCAGCCGATAAGGATAGATAATCCCCACGCAGATATGTTTTGTAGTATTCTCTGAGAGTGGGGCTTCGCTGCTCTTCCTTCGGAGGGTTTGCGGCATATTGGAGGGCGGCGCGCTTTGATGTAAACCCGCCTTTTGTTCGCATCTTTTGCCGAAGCTTGTCATTCTCGTCTAGGTAAGTTCTTTCTGTCCAACGCGCCGTCCACGTCTTCCCTCGCTGGTATGCGTTTCCCTGCCCGTTTCCGCGCGTCCGATTGCGCTGCGCTTCCTGTTTTTTACCGCACCAGCAACAGTAGGGCGCGCCGTCTGGGATTTCTTTTTTACACTTGATGCACTCCATGTTTCCCTCCACGTTCTTTTCGGATCGCGTAGAAAGTAATTGCCGAAGCCAGCGCTGAACCTACGATCAGGGCAATGCAAACCCATGCAGCTACGGACAAATCTCCATCGCGAATGAGGCCTGCGTTCCGAATCTGCGCATCCGTTACAAGGCAGGCAATCAGGGTAAAGGAGAGCAGCAAACAAAATAGGGCGAGAATGTAACACATTGTATGTGTAGACCTTATCTGCGCGCTCTGTAGGGCTGTTGCTGCCTCCAGCTTGGCGTTTTCAAGCTCGACGTGATGGATCTGCTTGGTCAGCTTTTCCGGGCTTCCGACGCGATTTTCAAGGCCGAACAGCTCGTCGAGCGACAACCCGAGCGTTTTGCATAGCGCAGCCGAGTTGTAAAGCCGTGGATCCGCTTGTGTTCCAGCGTATAATCGGCTCACGGCAGAGAAGGAAACGCCGGACTCGTTCGACAGCTCCTCCAACGTCATCCCGCTTGCATCTTTTGCCCTTCTGATCTTCCCCTGATACGCGCCGATAAACGGAGCGAGATCCTGTATTGCGGACATGATTACGCCTCCATTCGTAAGTTTCAGTTTTATTTCTTACATTTTCCATATAAAAATGCAAAACATGTGACAAGAACGCAGGATTCGCCCTTTTCTTACAAACATTATCTGGTACAATGAAAACGTAGCAGATAGTTTTTGAATCCGGCATCTGCTGAAATGGCCCCACCGTATGTTCCAGATACGATGGGGCCGGTCAAACCAAATATTATATCAAATCATCAGTCCCATAAACTGTACACCATCGGATTCCTGATTTCCAAAAATAACGCGGTCTGTTTGTTTATAATACCATGTTGATTTTTAGAACAATCGTTCTATAATAAATGACAGGAGGAAAAAATATGGAGTGCATCAACATCCGGGTAAACAATGGGCGGGTCGACGTGACGGTCGACGGCGCGAAGCTGACAGACGTGCACAGCGTCAGCGTGGACTACATCAAGGGCGTGCCGCTGCTCTTTTCCTGCGTCGCCGACATAGGCCGGGAGCAGGAAGAACGCCGGGGGCCGCGCGTGCTGCATTGATCTGAATCATCTTGGATTGCAAGTGCCGCAAGCGCCGTATCCGGCGGCGATGGCGTCGTCAGAGGAATCGAACCAGATTTCGTTTTCACTTAGTATTTTTTTGGCCCATCGGCAACTCGGTTTGTGGAATTTGTCGCTATCCTTGCTTGCGACGAATTTTCCAGCGGACTTACCCTGAGAAGGATCTGGAGAAGTAGTTTCCATAGGGGGGTCTGCCTCGCTGACGTCGGAATTGACGTCAGAAGAGAGCGCATCTGGATTGACATCCTTTGAATTTGCTTCCTGCAAGAGATTGCCGGACTGATCTATAAAGCGGACATTGATATTATCAACCGGCTCACCCGTGCTGAAATAGTGGTACAGGCCGCCGCTCATATAAAATGCAAGAGCCATGATAGATTCCTGGAAGCTTACAGTGTCGGAAGACAGCGTGACGGTGAATTTTGTGTAGTCGTCTGCGGCGTCAATCGCGGTGACGTTCGGGTAGTCCTCAGAGCCTACCATATCGGCGAGGCTGCTGTCGATCTGCTCCGCCATATCCTGCATCAGCTTTTTGTGGCAGGCTTCCGTCATAACGTACGTCACGGAGCCGTCCGCATTCAACGTGGCGGACTTGAAGCCGTCTGTCCGCTCGACTGCTGCGTCAAGCTCATCCTGCGTGACGTCTTCGCCTATGTAGTCAGACGGAATTGTGATTTCGACTGTCCCACCGCTGAACAACGTCCCGGAGTGCTTTTCCACGTTGAAGGATTGCGAAGATTGTTCAGGTGCATCCTGCGCGATGGACTGTTCAGGCGTTTCCGGCGTCTGGGAAACCGCCTCCTGTGCCTGTGCGGGCGGCTGATCCGCCTGCTTAGGCTGCTTCGGAAAGAGCAAGATGCAGAGAGCGGCCAATATGGTGGCTCCGATCAGAATAAAATTCCTCGAAGAGCCGGTTTTTCTCCTGCTTTTTGCGCCGCATACCTTGCAAACGCGCTCGCTGGCGTTGATCTGTGCGCCGCAGGAGCGGCAGATCATCTTCCGGTTCGGCGTGTCGCAATGCGGGCAGAACTTCTCCCGTTCCGGGAACTCTGCCCCGCATCTTGGGCACTGCACAATATATTCATTTTTAGTCATCAATGCGGCACTCCTTATATGGTTTGTAAACAATTACATATTACCACTTAGAACCAGCAGCCGCAATGTAGAAGCTGCACAAAAATAAACGTCGGATTTTGGAAGAATGGAGATAGGAGCGGACAATGGTTGAAAATTTACGGGAAGTATGCGATAGTGACACCAAGAAAACAAACGTTCGTGAGAAATTAAAAGCTGCCGTTTTGTCCCTTACAGACGAACAGGCCGCGTATGTATTAAGGAGGCTGCAATGCTGTTTGCAAGAAAAGAAATCGAACGACTGAGAGAAGAAAATCGCGATCTGAGATCGCAGCTTTCACAAGAGAAGGAGAAAACGCGCCGGTCTGCATTTATAGAAACAGCGAATCTCCCGGAATGCAAAAGCCTGGCCTGCGTCGGATGCGAACATATTGTTGTGCAGGTTACTCCGCACGGTGGATACTTTGTTGTAGGCTGCGGAAAAAATAACCCATGTGGGGATTACGTCAAATCCAATGCCCCTGAAGCGCAGAAACAGGCTATCCGACAAGTGCTGCAATCGCAATGGCAGTTGTGATCGCGTAAGGAAGCCAAAAGGCCCAAAAGTCTTTTCGTTTCTGCTCGATATAGTCCCTGCCGTATAATGTGATTCTGATTCGATCTTCGGAGTTAACCGTTCCGCCTGCTCCGTCTGGCGCCCCGCCAATCGAAAATTCCTCAATGAGTTTATCAAGCTTTAGATAGGTTACATATTTGTTCAGCCGATTCGTTTCCGTATGAGAAGTGAACGTGTTTACCTCATCTACACTCATTGAATCGGTTCGATACAGTTTTTTCAGAAGTTTATACGCGGTCTTTTCCATAAATCCCTCACATCAGCTTCAGCGCTTCAGCAATAAACCCGGCAAGCTTTTCACATTGCTCATCCGACAAACCATCAATTAAATCGCGGAGCTTCTGCTTCGGCTCGCTCACCGCCCCATCCTTCGGGATGGGGTCTTTTTTTATGCCCTTTTCGCGTTCCTGCTCCAGCAGCCCGCGCACAAGCTCAATGTCGGCCTGCTCCGTCAGAATCTCCTCCGGCGTGGTTTGCAGCATGACGCACATACGGACAGCTTCTTCGGGGGAGGGAAAGTTCTTCGCACGCTTCCATTCCGTAATCCACCCGCGAGATTTTTTCATAACTGTTTCGGAAAAGTATGCTTTGCTCCATCCTTTCCCCTCTACGAGAGAATTTACTTCTTCAATATTTGGCGTGACAACAAGACGTTTAGACATTTTGCTACCCCTTATATTCGATTAGATATGTACGCCCATGCTTAGTGCGCGTTATTGTCCCGTCTTTAGCCATGAAGTACAAAATTGTTGATATGTCGTTTTGAACGACAGGATCAAAGCGTTTATACAAATCCGTTTGAAGAATAGAATGGCTTTCCGAAAGAACGCTCTCAATTTTTGACTTTAAATTGTTGGTTTGTGAAATATATAAAGATTCTTTTGCGGATAATTGGTCTTTGTTTTTAAGCAACTCTTTTAACTCGCATTCAAAGCGATCAACATAACAAAAATCTGCATCTTTTGAATTGTGAGCGTGTTCCCACATCTCAGAAAAATAAGTTTGGTATTCTGGGCCAAGAGAATAGCATTTCGATTTAAGACTGTAAAATGCATCAATAAGCTTTTGCAATGTTTCAATTCTCTCGTTCAGTAGAAGCTTTGCATTCAACGAAACGGCGCAATTTGCCATATAACTTTCTATTGGACGGATTTCTTTTTCAATCATCATGTATTGCTCTAACATATCCGATTGGCTTTTGCTGGGGCTGTTTATGGTGGGGCGCTTGTCTTTGGATGAAGCTTGGCGCATGACGCTTTTTTGCTTTTTTAGAAACCACATAAAAACCTCACAAAAAAAGTCAATCCAATTTGTACAACATTTCATCGTAAGTATTGTTGACATACGACATAACGTTGTATATAATATGCTTACAGAGCTTAATCAAGGCAACAAAAAACCAAGCCCCATCCGAATCTTCGTTTTGCGGGCGTATGGACAATATTTTGTTGGCTGACACTTACATAATAACGGCTATACATGGCTTTGTCAAGATAAAGCTCTTAATTTGGCTGCGGCGTAAAGAAAAGCCGCCCGTGGTTCGTTCACGAGCGGGTTTCCCCAGAGTTGTTTACCAGAACGCGCTGCACAGGATGGTCGTCTGCATTACTTCGCATCCGTCCGAATTGGTAGAGTTCTTTCCACCGGCTCGGCAATGCCATCCTGACACAAAACGAACTTGCGCTTCTATGGACGCGCCGCTCACTTTGGCAGTTCTGGCGCTGCCCCTTGCCCTAACGCATCACGCCGTTTCTTTGGTCTGGAACTGGCAAGTTCAAAAGTTTGGTCATGAAAACCACCTCCCAAATTTACCTAAAAGGGCTAAGGACAGTATAGCACGTCTGGGGCGCTGCGGTCAACAAAACTTAATTAAGGAATGGAGGAATGAGCGCTTGACATTGAAAGAGCTTCGGGCGCGGGCTGGGCTTCTGCAAAAAGATGTTGCAAGGCGAGCTGATGTCTCGATCATCGCCGTCTCGAATTGGGAGCTCGGTAAAAACGGAATCGCCCGGAAGTACAAGAAAAAGCTCGTCCGTCTCTACGGCTGCACGCCGCAGGAGCTGGACGAGGCAATTGAGGGAAGCAGAAAGGAGGAAAAATGACGCTGGACGATATCCGGGCAATGTCAAAGCCCACAATCCTCGCAAGCGAGGCGGCGCAGGTGCTCGGCTGTACCCCGCAATGGCTTCGCTTGATGGCGAGGGAACAGCCTGAAAAGCTGGGCTTCCCGGTCTGCTGCACAAGCAAGCACAGAGTGAAGATCCCGAGAGAGCCGTTTTTACGGTTTCTCGGAGCATGAGGAGGAACAAATGAAAGTCAGATTAACATTTTTGGAGCCGGTTCTTGGCACATGGCCGAGCAACGAGAACATTGCGCGTGACTTTATCGCAAGCAAGGCCCCGGACGCAAGCACGATTGAGGATGAGATCGCAGCGCTCGGCGCGGACGCTGTCGCCGAAAAGGGCAAAACCGTTTTCCCGCGTACCGACGGACAGCCGATTCTGTACGATTATCAGATCAAAGGCTTTTTCAAAGATGCCTGCGGTATGCTGGCACGCGTGAAAGCCAAGAAATCTAGCACATTGAAAGCCTATAAGAAGATTATCGATGGCCTGATTTTTGTAGAGCCGCGCATGATTCCCATTGAGGTCAACGGCGAGGTCGGCGAATGCCAGCGGCCGCTTCGTGCTCAGACCGCACAGGGTGAGCGCGTCAGCCTTGCGAACTCTGAGGAAATCCCGGCTGGCAGCTCCATCGAGCTTGATATCGTGATGCTCGATGAAAAGGCACACAAGGATATCGTCCTGGAATGGCTGGATTACGGACGGCTCAGAGGCATCGGCCAGTGGCGAAACTCCGGAAAGGGACGATTCACCTACGAAGTGCTCGAGTAAGCGCGAGGGCATAGATGGGCCCGGCGTCGAAGGGCAATGGAGTGGCACGGCACCGCAATGGAGTTGCGTGGCACATCTCGGCTTAGCAATGGAATGGCCGAGCGACGATGGGCAACGGCAAAGCGAGGCGTGGATATGCTATGGCATGGCATGGCAGGGCAGAGACTGGCAACGCAGGGGCATGGCCCAGCAACGGAACGCGACGCAATGACAGGCAAGGGCATGGCAAATCATCGAAGGCTACGCGCAGCTACGGCACAGCATCGAATGCAAAGCAAGGGAAAGGCTATGCAGCGCGATGCCAAGCAGCGGCAACGAATAGCGAAGCAACGAACAGAAATCGAAAAAGGAGTGGACAGCATGAGAACAAACCTTGTCGTGGAAACGACTGAGGAACGCCGGGAACGGCTGCGGGAGGAATTGGAGGCCCGCAAGGCAACACTGCGGATCGTCAAGGGCCTGTGCCTTTGGGTAAGCGGCGCGGCGATGATCCTGTCAGCAATGGCCGGGACGGCCGCAATGACGTATGAATGCATTGTGACCGGCTTCGTCGCGCTCGTGACACTCTTGTATGGGCTGGCATGACGGAAGCAGAGCTGCTGAAGAAGCCCTGCGAGATCTGCAAGGAGCGCGGGCTATGGCGCTCCGGCTGCACCACAGACGGCCGATTCTCCTGTGGCATCTATTGGGAGATCCTGTTCGAGCAGTGGGACGCAACCTGCAAGCTCATCCGAGAGCGCACGAAAAAGAAATGACCCCTGCCGCGCGGCAACGCGGCAGAGGCCGAAAGGAAACTTAAGACGCCTTTATTATAGGGCAGAAAGGGAACCATGTCAAGTTGTTTAACGGATTCCCGCGTCCGGCACGGTGCGAAAGCCTGCGTCGACGCGGTACATCGGGCCGACTACCCGAAGTTTAATAAGGCGCTGCTTTCGCAATGCGAACACCCGGAAAAATACGGTGTGCAGCTTGTACCGGACGCAGCTGCGGCGATCAAGGCGCTGGACGCGCCGAAGAACCGCGCAGATCGCCGGAAGAAGACGAACCGGTATTATTTCCGGCTTACGGACGATCAGGCTAAGAAGCTGGACAGGCTTCTGAAAAAGTTAGGCTATTCAACGGTTCAGAGCTTCTGTGAAGCGCTGATCCGCCAGGAGGTGAGCCGGAATGGCGTATGACGGCGAAAATCTGTACTTGAGCATTCCGGAGCCGGAGTACGAGCCGGACGAGCCGGAGGACGAAGACCGTTATTTGTTCCCGCCGCTGTGGCTGGTGGGAAAGATGAAACAGGAGGAAGGATAAAATGGCAATCAAGAAACCAGCTGAACTGGATTTCAGCAACAAAAAATTCATGTGCATCATTTCCGGGCAGCCCGGATTGGGCAAGACGACACTGGCCCTTTCGGCCCCGAAGCCGTTTCTGTTCGACACGGACAACGGCATTGCCCGCGTCAGGCCAGAGCAGCGCGGCGTGACCTCTGTTGTGGAATCCTACGAAGAAATGCTTGGCGATATGGACTCCGAAGAATACAAGGCGGCTGAGTCCGTCGTGATCGATACCGGCGGTATGCTGGTACAGCTGATGAAGGACTGGACAAAGAAGCAGGACAGCAAGGCCGCGAAGGATGGGCGCGCCATGTACGGCGTGATCAAATCCGAATTCGATCGGCTGTGTTACCAGATCCGCGCAAAGGACAGGAAGCATTTGATCGTGGTGTTCCACACGACGGAACAGCAGAAGGGCGACACCATCCAGACGCGCCTTTCCTGCGAGGGCGGCGCAAAAGATATCGTCTGGACGCCTGCGGACTTCGGCGGCTATATGTTCATGATGGGCAACAAGCGCATGATCGGCTTTACACCGACAGACGAATACTTTGCAAAAGGCTGCTTCGGTGTGCGCGGCGTGATGCAGCTGCCGGAACTCAAGCCCGGCCAGAAGTCCACGTTCCTAACAGATCTGTTCCGTAAGGCGCAGGAGGATATCAATGCGCAGGCCGCAATCTACAGCGGTGAGAAAACCGCATATGACGTGGCGATGCAGGAAGGCCGCGCGTTTATTGCCCTTGTCGGCGACCCAAAAACGGCGCTGAGAGCCCGCAAAGAGCTGGCAAAGCTCCAACACTCGCTGACCAGCGCCGCAGAGCTTGGCGCAGAGTTCAAGCGCAAGTGCAAGGAACTCGGCCTGAAATACGATAAGGAGAAAAACGCCTATGTACTGGCTGACACAAAGCCTGCTGAGCAGCTGGAAGCACTTTCTTGATGCGGATGATGCGTATGCAGACGCGGCGCTGTCCTCCTTCCTCTCCACGCTTCGGCGTGAAGAGAGGGAGACGACACCAGCTATGCAGGCGGGCATTGATTTCGAAGCGGCGATTAACAGCACGGTTGCTGGCGTACCAATTGAGCCTGTCAGTGAGAAATACGACCGGGCTGTAGCAAAGTTTTCCCGCATTTGTGCGGGCGGTCAGCCGCAAGTGCCGGTCGCCGGGAAGCTACACGTATCGGGCTTGGATTTCCAGTTATACGGCGTCTGCGACTACGTAAAGGCCGGAATCATCTACGATATCAAGCGTGTGCAGCGGTACGAATACGGCAAGTATCTGCACAGCCCGCAGCATCCAATGTATCTGCATCTGCTGCCCGGTGCATCAAAATTTACATACCTGATCTTCGACGGCGCGAACACTTACGCGGAGACGTACCGGCGCGGCGATTTCGAGCCTATCGAAGATACGATTTCATGCTTTATCAACTGGCTTTTGGCAAACGGTCATATCAACGATTATTTTACACATTGGGAAATGAACACTGAAAGGATGGACAAGATAGATGGGATTTAAGGCAGTAAAGAATAATGGCGGCCTGATGAAGGCTGGCGACTATGAGTGCTATTTGAAATCGTGCGGCTACAGCGTAACGAAGAACGGAAATGAGTGCATCAAGTTCGATTTCGTTGTCCGTGAGGACGTCGAGCAGGAATACCAGAAGAAGCACATCTTCAAGAACTTCTGGCCCGACCGCGACACCGGCGAGTACGACGCTGACAAGATCGGCAAGTATGCAAACGCGCTTGGCATTGAGCCGGGCACAGATTTTGAACTTGACGATCTGATAGGCCGCAACTGCATTTTGCACATGGAGCCGTTTGAGGGCAATGACGGTGTGACGCGCGACTGTATCCGGTATCTCAAGCCCAGCAAGGCAGAATCCTTTGTAACGGCTGCACCGGCCAGCGCAGAGGAGTTCAAACAGCTTGACGAAAGCGACGACGACCTGCCGTTCTGAGGGCTGACGGATGGGAGATAAAAAGGAATACGTCAAGCTGTGGCTGAGTTACAGGAGCTATTTCGAGGCGTACAGTGCTGCTGAGGTGGGGCGCTTGGTGCTGGCCGCGATGGATTATCGCGAGTCGGGAGCAGAGCCAGAGTTCAGCGGGAGTGAACGTTTCATTTGGCCTGCAATTCGACGGGACATTGACGAATCCGTAGCGGCGCAAAAAGCCGTCTCCGCGTCCAGAAGTGAGGCAGGAAAGCAGGGCGGTCGGCCTGAATCCGAAAAAGCAAATGCTTTTGACGAAAGCAACGAAAAGCAAAAAAAGCAAATGCTTTCCGATGAAAGCAAAAAAAGCTATGGACAAAGGAAAAGGACAAAGGAAAAGGACAAGGACAGTATTCTTTCCCCCCTACCCCCCACGCTGCGCGAAGCAGTTGAAAAATGGGTGGCGTACAAGGGCGAACGACGGGAGGAGTATAAGCCTGTTGGCCTGCAAAGCCTTGTCACACAGATCACGAAAGCCGCAGAGGAATATGGCGAGGCTGCAATGATCGACGTGATAACCCGCTCTATGGCCGCAAATTACAAGGGGATCGTGTTTGACTGGTTGAAAGAGGCCAGCACACGCCCTGCGGCGCTTGGCCGCGCTGCAAAGCCCGGCTACGGCGTGCAGGGGCATCATGACGATTTGAATCCGCTGGAACGTGCAGCTGTGGACAGGGTGATGGGGCCGGTGTCAAAGGGCGCTGCCCGATTGCAGCAAGGCGTGCAGCGCCACGGGGACGAACTTGATGCGTTCCAGCTGGAGGCGGTCGAGCGAATGCTTGCGGAAAACAAGGAGGATAAGACATGAGATTTGTTTGCGATTGCTGCCACGATCTGACGAACATCGAGGCAGACCGGATGGAGATCCAGGGCGAGAAACTGATGGCGTACAGCCGCGGGCGGCTGGTATATGTGGCGGATCTGGGGCAGATCATGCTGGCCAAGCTGACGCCGACGGGGAAGGAAACAAAATGCTGACGCATCTGAGCCTGTTTTCCGGGATAGGCGGGCTTGATCTGGCTGCCGAGTGGGCCGGATTTACGACCGTCGGGCAGTGTGAATTTGCCGACTACCCGACGAAGGTGCTGGAAAAGCACTGGCCGGATGTGCCGCGCTGGCGCGACGTCCGGACACTGACAAAGGAGAGTTTTTATGAGCGGACAGGCCTACGAACAGTTGACGTTATTTCCGGCGGATTCCCCTGCCAGCCCTTCTCCGTGGCTGGAAAGCAAAAGGGCAAAGGGGATGATCGATACCTCTGGCCGGAGATGCTCCGAGTTATCACCGAGCTGCGCCCGCGTTGCGTTGTCGGTGAGAACGTACCTGGAATCATCAAGATTGCCGCCGGGCAGGTGGTCAAGGATCTGGAGCGTGCAGGCTATCACGTCGTCGTGTTCAATTTTGAAGCTGCGGCTGTCGGAGCTTGGCACAGACGATCCAGGGTATTCTTCGTCGGAATCGCAGATGTGGCCGACACCGACGACAGTAGGCTGCACGATAGCATCAGAAAAGAGAATCAATTTGATTGCGGACGGGAAAACGACATTTGCAAGCAATCAGGTGGAGCGTGGAGGCTTATCCAATCTGCGGGAGCACGTGCTTGCGCGGACGAAAGGCTTGTGGACAACGCCCTGCGCAGCGGATGCGCAGGGATCGCACGGCGGAAACAATCACAGGAGCTTGCGGACGGACGTTGCTGGACAGCTGAACCCGATGTGGGTCGAGTGGCTCATGGGATTCCCAATCGGGTGGACAGACTTAAATGCCTCGGAAACGCCGTAGTGCCGCAGCAGGCATACCCGATTTTTAAGGCATTGATGGAGGAGCTGAACCGATGGACTTAGAACAAACCGCGATTGAGAGGCTGAAAATGGCCTCGGATATGAGCCTGCGCCTGTACAAGCAGCCGATTGTGATTACATACTCGGGCGGCAAGGACTCGGACGTGCTTTTGCATCTGGCGGAGGCAAGCGGGATCCCGTTTGAGGTCCTACATAATCTTACCACGGCGGACGCGCCGGAGACTGTCTGGCATGTGCGGGATACCTTCCGCCGCCTGGAGCTTGCGGGCGTAAAATGCACCATCGATACCCACCGCACATCGGACGGCGGGAATGTGACCATGTGGAATCTGATCCCGCGCAAGCTCATGCCGCCAACACGGCTGGTGCGGTACTGCTGCGCAGAACTCAAAGAGGGCGGTGGGAAAGGCAGATGGATTGCAACAGGCGTTCGCTGGGCGGAATCGCAAAAGCGGAAATCTCGCGGCGTTATGGAAGCACTGCATAAGAGCAAGGACAAGCGGCTGATGCTGATGAACGACAATGACGAAAGCCGCATGATGATGGAAAACTGCCAATTAAAAGGGACACGGACGGTGAACCCAATTATCGACTGGCAGGAATCAGACGTACTTGACTACTGCGCAGCAGAAAAGATCTGCATGAATCCGCTCTACGCCTGCGGTTGGAAGCGTGTGGGCTGCATCGGCTGCCCGATGGCGGGCAAGCACCGGAAGGTGCAGTTTGCACGCTATCCAAAGATCAAGGCCGCGTATATCCGAGCGTTTGACAGGATGCTTGCGGAACGGCAAAAGCGCGAGCTGCCCTGCGACTGGCAGACCGGCGAGGACGTGATGCACTGGTGGATGGAAGATGGCGTTCTGCCGGGGCAAATGGTTTTTGAAGGAATGGAGGATATATGACAGAGGAGGAAGGAGGCAAGGCATGAGTAAAGCTGTTTTAATCAGCATTCGCTCGGAGTGGGCTCGGAAGATCCTGAACGGGAGTAAAACGGTCGAAATCCGCAAGACCGCGCCGAAGTGCGGTGTGCCGTTTAAGTGCTATATCTACTGTACCGTAGGCGGAAAGGGGGCGCTCATGGTGAAAGCCAACGCAGGGGCACCGGCTATTACGGCGGAATCGGCCTATGAGCGCGAACAGGCGGAGGCGTTTGGATATGAGGCCGCAAACGGGAAAGTCGTTGCGGAATTTACTTGCAATAAGATCGGCACGGTCTACCCGCTTTGCATGATCCCCAAATGGGCGACGGTGGATGCCTGTCTCACCCGCGAGGACATATACAAGTATCTGGGCACGGAGCACGGATACGGCATGCAGATCGATGACCTTAAAATTTACGACACCCCGCGCGAGCTGGGCGAGTTTACTGGCCTGCGGACAACAAAAGACGGCTTTGAGCTAAGTTTGATCACCCGCCCGCCGCAGAGCTGGCGGTATGTAGTGGAGGTGTGAGCATGGAACGACTGACAAGCCGGAATGAAGATTGTGTTTCGGTAAATGGGCACGGTCTGTACCACTTAACGATGACCGAAGTCGTCCAGATGGCAGATCGCCTTGCGGATTATGAGGACATGGACAGCAAACGCATTCGCCCGGGCGATACGGTATGGCTGTCCCAGATGTTTTACACGCGCCCCAAAAAGCCCGTGCCGATCACGGTAGACGCGATTCGCATTGACCGGGAAGGCACGACGTACATTACCGGGCGGAAGAGATTCTGCGAGGACGCAATCGGGAAGAGCATATTTTTGACGCGCGCCGAAGCAGAGCGGGCTTTGCAGGAAATGGAGTAGCAGATGAAGAACAGATTGACGGTCAAACACGGGATGCTGTCCGACCTCAGAGCATACTTGAAGCAAAGTGGCTGGAAACTCGAAGAACCTGTCGGCGAGTACGAGGTTCTGAGGGCACGAAATCCGAATTATCCGCGACCACTTCTGGTTCACAACCGGGCAGAACGCGGCGTTGGGTACAGCATCGACGGGCGCGATGCGAAGATTTACAGTGGATGGAAACGGAACCGCCGCAAGCGTGGCTTCGACCCAGACTGGCCTACGCAGGAAGAACGGACACGGTATTTTGAAGGAGTGGACGGAGTATGAGTTTCAGTAAGAAAAATCGGGAAGCGGTCTATGCGAAGTATGACGGCCACTGTGCCTATTGTGGACGGGCTATCGAAATCAAGGATATGCAAGTCGATCATTTCAAGCCGCAACGTGCATGGAACGCCGAAGACGCAGGGACGGACGATATTTCCAACCTTATGCCGTCATGCCGAATGTGCAACCACTACAAGCGGGCAAATTCTCTGGAAACGTTCCGGCGCTATATCGCGGAAATTCCCAGAAAGCTCCGAGAAAACTACATCTACAAAGTAGGGGTCGTTTATGGGAATGTCATTGAGCATGAGAAACCGATCACGTTTTACTTTGAGATGGAGGACAAGGCATGACGGGAACATCGACGGAGAACAAGCCAACGTGGATAAAGGAGGGCAAGAAGGATGGCTAAGCACATAACCAAAGCGCAGTTGAGACAACTCTATCAGGCTCAGCTCATCGATAACGACGAATATCTGAGACTTTTAAAAGAGTTTGCAGGGATAGAATCCCGGCCAACCACAGAGTACAACCACTACGACGAAAATGGTGATTTCATTGGCAGCAGCGTGGACACCGACCTTTCTGAATTGCTGGAAGCGGCTGGCGTGGAGGTGCTGGATGGATAAGTTAAAGCCGTGCCCGTTCTGCGGCGGGGAAGCAGAAGTCATTCCGCACAGGTTTTTCAGTTCGGCTTTGAACGATTGGAAAACTGAAAGCTATGGCGTTGCATGCAAAAGCTGTAATACTTCCGGGTATCAATTTTTTGGGTGTAAGCGGCACGCAATCAAGGCATGGAACAGGAGGGTAAATGATGGCTGACGAATATATCAGGCGCGATGATTTTATTCAGTACTTGGAAAAATGTAAAAAAGGCGCCGCTGTAACAAACCTTGTATGGGCTGCAATCATGGCGATCGAACGTGATGTCAGAGATATGCCCGCCGCCGACGTTGCGCCGGTGGTGCATGCAAGATGGGAACGGGTACGCTCCAACTGGTATTGCACAGGATGCCATAAGGGGCACAGAATCACGAACGGCGCTCCAACGGCAAACAACTTCGCTTACTGCCCCAACTGCGGGGCGAAGATGGATGGAGGGAAAGACAATGGCTGACGAATATATCCTGAGAAGCATTGCAATTGCGAAGCTGACAGCACTGGAAGTTACTGACCCATTCGCCACGATTACCGATGCAAAGCGGGTGCTTGCGGATATGGCTGCTGCCGACGTTGCGAAGGTGGTGCATGGGGAATGGCTGCGATCTGACGATGATTGGAACAGTCTCACAACAATCCAGTGTTCCAGTTGCGGTGAAGAATGGTGTTTCGAGACGGATGATGACGTGAGCCTTCTGAATTACAAGCACTGCCCCAACTGCGGGGCGAAGATGGATGGAGGTGAAGATTGTTATGGGAACGATTCTGGCGATTGATCCCGGCAATATTCAATCCGGCTATGTGGTGGTCGAGCACGACGGCGAAGAGATTCGCCGCGTGCTGGATGTGGGGAAGATTCCGAACGAAGAAATTCGGGACGTCCTGCACAAAAATGTTTACGGCAATTGCACGGATTTTGCAATTGAAATGATTGCCGGAATGGGCATGGCGGTCGGTCAGGAGGTTTTCGACACCTGCCTTTGGATTGGACGCTTTATGGAGTGCGCCGAAAGGGACGGCGCGGAGCCGGTGAAGATCTTCCGGCGGGAAGAAAAGCTGTACCTGTGCGGCTGTCTGAGCGCAAAGGATAAAAATATCCGGCAGGCGCTGATAGATCGATACGGAGTTGTTGGCACAAAGGCAAATCAGGGCTTTTTCTACGGCTTCGCAAAGGATATGTGGGCGGCGATGGCTGTCGCCGTGACGTATTTCGATAAGTACATCAAGGGGGTAAAGCTATGAGCAAGACGCAGCGAAAGCCACCAAGACCGCCGATGCAGCTGACGTGCGATGCCTGCGGGAATACGTTTATGCGCGCACCGTCGAAGTACAAGTCAAAATACAATTTTTGCAGCGAAGCGTGCGCATGGACGGCACATAGGGAAGCTGTGATGGGCCGGGCGGAGCGCGTGCGGATCCTGATCACGCGCTCGATCCCGGTATACCCGGAAATGCAGCCCGTTCGCGGGCGGATCTATCCTGCCGAGAAATACAAATACAGGACAAATCGGACGGGCTACGTCGTTGCGGTAAACGGCAAGCGCGTATGTGTGAGGGTGGACGAATGCAGGGAAATCTAGGGCTTACACCGGTGCAGGCTCCGTGCAAGGGCTGCGCGGACAGGCATACCGGCTGTCACACGGACTGCGCCCGATACATAGCGTTCCGCCGGGAGGCGGACAGATACAAGCAGGAGCAATCGAAGGACGCAGCGAGATATGCAACGACACGGGGCTGTATGCGGACGCTGCACGATGCGAACCGCGCAAAGCGCGAAGGGAGGCAACATTACTGATGAGCACGCCGCGATACGGCTGGTGGGCCTATGCAAAATGGATGATCCGCAGCTATAAGGGCGGCGGGCTGATGACGAAGGCCGAGCGCGCTGCCGTTGCGGATGCAATCGCGGAGACGGAACAGCTCGTTGACGGCGCGGAGCGACTCCGGCTCATAGACTTGGTTCTTTGGAAGCGGACGCACACCTTACAGGGCGCTGCGATGGCGGTTTATGTGTCCGAACGCACCGCACAGGAATGGCACAGGCAATTTATTCGCCTTGTGGGGCAAAAAAGAGGGCTTTTATGAAAAAGTCTGCGTCCCAGAGCCAAATTTAACATTTACTATAAGGGCGTAGAGATCAACTCTACGCCCTTCTTCATCGGCACCGCAGCGTTCTGCGGAAACCTCCTCCTCCTGTTCTCGTGTTCTCCGGTGTGAATAAATATATTTATTCACACACGGAGACACGAGAACGAAAGAATGAGGCAGAAAGGAGCGGCTATGGCGAGTTTGCGCGCCCTTGCACACAAGCTGCAAACAGCGCTCTTGTACCACGGAATCAAAATAAAAATCAATCAAATGCAGACCTATTCCGCGAAAAATGACAGGATGGTGACGAAATACATGGTTTACGAATATCGACCTGATGAAAAACCGAAGAATGTCACTTTGCTGGAAACTTACCAGATCGCGGATGTGGTGAAGCTGCTGGCAAGCCTTTACAGCGATGGCGGATGAAAAACTTACGCCGAAGCAGAGACGATTCTGCGAAGAATATCTGAAATCCGGGAACGCGACAGAAGCAGCGAAAAAGGCCGGGTACAAAGAAACATCATGCAGAGTGATTGCGGCAGAAAACCTATCAAAACCAGCTATTTCTGCGTATATAAAGCGCAGGCTGGACGAACAGGAAGCGGCGCAGGTTGCGGATTCAAACGAAATTCTGAAATTTTACACTGCGATCATGCGCGGTGAGATCAAAGACCAGTTCGGCATGGACGCATCTCTATCCGACCGGCTGAAAGCCGGTGACAGCCTTATGAAACGCTACGCAGCTGCTTCCGACCGCAACAGGACGACAATGGAGAAGCTTGATTCGATGCTGAAGGAGTTCCAAGATGCTGTTAAGTCCGAAACAACGTGAATTTGTAAAATACGGGACGCATCGATGGAATTTCAAGGGCGGAGCCACCAGAAGCGGGAAGACTTACCTCGATTTTCGATGGATCATACCGATCCGGATTCGTGAGCGAATCGGGAAAGATGGTCTGGCCGTCATTCTCGGCGTAACAAAATCCACGATTGAGCGAAATGTGCTGGAGCCGATGCGGAATCTGTACGGCGATATGCTTGTCGGCACGATTTCCAGTGATAACACGGCATGGATATTCGGAGAGAAATGTTACTGTCTCGGCGCCGAGAAGGTTTCCCAGGTTTCCAAGATTCGCGGTGCGTCGATTAAATATTGCTATGGGGACGAAGTAGCTGATTGGTCGGAAGAAGTATTCGCACTGCTGAAAAGCCGCCTTGACAAAGAGTATTCTTGCTTTGATGGGACGTTCAATCCGCAATATCCTGACCACTGGCTGAAAAAATTCCTCGATAGCAACGCTGATATTTTCAGCCAGACATATACGATCGACGACAATCCGTTCCTGCCGGAATCTTTTAAAGAAAATCTGAAAAAAGAATACGAAGGGACGGTTTATTACGACCGCTACATTCTCGGCCTCTGGGTACGTGCCGAAGGACTGGTATATCCGATGTTTGGAGATGACTGCATCACGCAGGAGATCCCGGACACCGGAGATTATTATATATCTATAGACTATGGCACGCTGAACCCGTTTTCTGCCGGGTTATGGTGTGTTGGGAAGAGGTCCGCTGTGCGCATTGCAGAAATCTATTACAGCGGACGCGAGACAAGGGCGCAGAAGACCGATGAGGAATACTGCGATATGGTCGAGAGGCTGGCCGGAGAAAAAACGATTCGGGCAGTTGTCGTTGATCCGTCAGCGGCGTCTTTTATCGAGGCGCTTCGCAGGCGAGGCAGATTTAAGGTCAGGCACGCAGACAATGACGTTATGAATGGAATCCGAACTGTGTCTGATTTTTTGCGAAATGGAAAAATCAAGATTCATGAAAGCTGCGAGAATACAATCCGGGAGTTCGGCCTGTATCGTTGGGACGAAAAAAGCGAAGTCGACCGCGTTGTAAAGGAAAACGATCACGCGATGGATGAGGTTCGCTATATGGCGATGACAGTGCTGAAAAAGGCATTTAAGGAACATATCTTCGTGCCGGAGCTGGCGAGATAAGAAGGTGAAGCATGAAAACATATCAGGATTTTTTAGAGGTTGCCGAGAAATCGGATCGGGACAGAATGGAATTTGTTCTGGCGGCGATCAACGATCATAAAAACTCGGATCTGTACCAGCAGGCAAAGATTGCGCGGGAATACGACGAGCACCGAAATGTTACCATCATTACCGTGCAGAAGCTGCTTTATACGCTGTCCGGGAAGGCCATCCCGGACAACTATAGCGCAAATTACAAGCTCCGCAGCGCATTCTTTCCGATTTTCATGCGGCAGGAAACACAGTATCTGCTAAGCAACGGCGTGATACTGAAAAACGCCGAGAACAAAAAGCGGCTCGGCAAAAAATTTGACAATCAGATTCAGGATCTGGCGCGCTCGGCGCTTGTTGGCGGCGTGGCTTATGGCTTCTGGAACCTCGATCATCTGGAAGTGTTCACGGTTTTGGACTTCGTTCCGATGCTGGATGAGGAAAACGGATCGCTTCGCGCCGGTATTCGGTTTTGGCAGGTGGCGGCGAACAAGCCGCTGCGGGCGACACTGTACGAACCGGACGGATTCACACAATTCATCCGCAGGAGCGGGAAAGAGATGGAGATTTTAGCACCGAAACGCGGCTATATCTCCGTCGAAGCCTCGTCTGAGGTGGACGGAACAGAGATCTTGGAGTATCAGAATTACCCCGGATTCCCGATCATCCCCATGTACGGCAATCGCGCCCGGCAGTCCGAGCTTGTTGGCCAACGCGAGGCAATCGACTGCTATGATCTGATCAAATCCGGTTTCGCGGATACCGTAGATGACGCATCGATTATCTACTGGACGATCTCCAACGCAGGCGGCATGGACGAAATCGATATGGCGCGGTTCAAAGAAACTATGCGGCGGATCGGAGTCGGACTTGTGGACGACGACGGCGCAAAGGCGGAGGCCCACACGCTTACGATTCCAGTCGAGGCGCGGGAAGCGCTGCTGAGCAGACTCAGCGACGATCTTTACAGGGACTTTCAGATGCTGGACACCACGAAAATACAGGGCGGGCAAAAGACGGCGACCGAGATCACGGCGGCATACCAGCAGATGGACAACAAAGTCGACGAATTCGAATACTGCGTCGGTGATTTCCTGTATCAGCTTTTTGCACTGATCGGCATTGACGATGATCCGACATTTACGCGTTCGAAGATCGTGAACCAGCTGGAGCAGACGCAGATGGTGCTGCTTGCCGCGAGCTACCTTGACGACGAAACGATTCTGAGCAAGCTGCCGTGGCTTACGCAGGAGGAAATCGCAAACATTTTGAAGAGGAAAAGCGCGGAAGAATTAGAGCGATATTCCACGAAAGATATGGAGGAATAGACGTATGAGCAGCATGGTACAGGGTGATGCGTACAGCCTCGATGTTACGATCAAAAACAACGGTTCCCCCATCAATATTGCGGATGTCAAGGCGGTTGAGTTCACTTTATTCAATTTCAAAAAAATTTATCCGGGGGAAGCGGAATACTCGGATGGAAAGTTCCACATTCCCCTCACCCAGCAGGAGACCTTTCGGCTCCCGAAACTCTGCCAGATGCAGGTGCGCGTGAAATTCAAGAGCGGTGACGTGATTGGCTCGGAGATCAAGCAGATCGACGTTGCGCACGCGCTTTCAAAGGCGGTGTTGTGATGGGCGGCATTGAATTTGAACTCAAGAACCGCGATCCGATCGACGTTTCCTTTAACGTTTCCGTGCGTGCCGGCGGCGGCTCCGGCGGCTACAACATCGGCCCCGGCCTCAAGCTGGACGCGGAAACGAATACGCTCTCCGTCGATACGGCGGAGATCGTGGAGAAGGACAACACCAAGCCCGTAACGTCCGCCGCTGTGTTTGCGGAGGTCGGCAACATCAACGCGCTGCTCGCGACGATTTAAGGAGAGGATTTTATGAGCACACAGACTGAAATTACAAGATTGCAGACCGCGCGGAACAAGCTGCGCACATGGCTCGTCGGCCTCGGCCTCGCCGCGAGCACGGACAAGCTCGGCGCGCTGGCCGACAAGGCCGCCGCCATCAAGAATAACGGCGCGGTCGACGCGCAGGTCAAGGAGGGCGAGAGCTATACCGTCCCGAAGGGCTACCACGACGGCACAGGAACGGTCAAGGGCGTCGGAGGCGGCGGCAACTACCAGCTGCAAGCCAAGTCGGTAACGCCGACGAAGGAGCAGCAGGCCGTCACGCCCGATCAGGGCTATTACGGCCTGTCCGGTGTGACCGTCGGCGCGATCCCGGAAAACTATCAGGACGTCTCCGCCACGACCGCCGCGCCCGCTGACGTGCTGGCGAATAAAGTCTTTATCGATGCAGACGGCGTAACGCAGGCTGGCACCATGCCGGACAACGGCGCGGTCGAAAAGGTCCTGGACGCGACGGCCGGCAATCAGGAATACACCGTCCCGGCGGGCAAGCACTCCGGCGCGGGCAAGGTATCCGTCGTGCTGGAAACCAAGTCCGCCACGCCTGCCGAGGCCGCGCAGGACATTACGCCCACAAAGGGCAAAGTCCTCGGCAAGGTCAAGGTCGGCGCGATTCCGGACAAATACAAGGACGTTTCCGGCGTGACTGCCGGAGCCGCCGACGTGCTGGACGGCAAGTTTATCGTGCTGGCAGACGGCAGCAAAGTCGAGGGCACGATGGCAAACAACGGCGCGATTGCAAAGACCATCGACGGCCTCACGCAGACCAGCGTAGACATCCCCGCAGGCTATACCTCCGGCGGCACAGTCAGCCTGACGGACGACATCGAAAACGCCCTCGCCGCGATCTAAAGGAGGAACAGACATGAGCGTACAGACCGAGATCGACCGCATTATCACGGCAGTCGGCGCGGCGTATGACGCAGTGGAGGCCAAAGGCGGCACAGCCCCTGCGGCACAGACCATCGAAGGGCTTGCCGCAGTAATCGGTACGATTCAGACCTGGATCGTTCCGCAACTGGTCGTAACGGTATCCGCGGGTGCGACCGTCACGGCGACAAATGGCTCCAAAACGATCAGTGGAACATCTGACAGCACCGGAGTCTGTACACTTATCGTTCCGGAGCCCGGCACATGGAGCGTATCTGCGACACTGGACGGGAAAACGTCCGACACAAAAGCCGTAACTATCACGGACAGTTACGCGGTGTCGCTTAATTTTGTATATCCGACACTGAATAAAAATACTTGGGAAACAATAAAAGATATATCCGACGCGGGACAGGGCGCGAACTATTGGAGCGTCGGTGACCGAAAGGCTGTAACGCTAAACGGCACGGTTGGACATCTTACACTATCTAATTACACAACATATGCGTTCATTATTGGATTTAACCATAACGCGAGCCTAGAAGGGGAAAACCGTATCCATTTCCAACTTGCAAAGACCGCGCTCTCCGGCGGTACGGACGTGTGTTTCTGCGATAGTTACTATACCTCGCCCGTTTCGACAACCGGCTATTTCTCTATGAACAGTAGTGCAACGAACTCCGGCGGATGGGCGAGCTCGCAAATGCGTACAAATATTTGCGGGACAAGCCTCTCGAGCTATTCCGGAACGATTATCGCAGTCATTCCGGCGGCGCTCCGTGCAGTCCTAAAGTCCGTTACCAAGTACACGGACAATACGGGAAATAATAGCACATCCGCGAGTGCGGTCACGGCGACAAAGGATTACTTTTTCCTCCTCTCGGAGTTTGAGGTTTTCGGGAGCATTTCGAGAGCAAACTCGAACGAGGCGAGTAAGCAAGCGCAGTACGCCTATTATTCCGCTGGAAACAGCAAGGTAAAGTACAAGCACAACGGAACGAGTGCCGCCGCTCGTTGGTGGCTCCGTTCTCCGCTTGCGAGCAACTCCGACGGTTTCGAGAATGTGAACACCAACGGGACAGTCGAAGACCGCACCGCGCGCGCTTCCTTCGGCTTCGCGCCCGGCTTTTGCGTATGAGGGAAAAGCGCATGGAGTATATCGTGTATAAGCGGTTCCGTGGACATGGCATCGATGGAGAATTTAATCTCCGATACGGAACTGTGGTATCGGAGATCGAAGGATTCCTATTCGCAAAGGGTGGTAGGCGGATATGCGCTGTAACATCCGAAAACGGATGGGGGCATTTCAGGCCGAACACACCAGAGGGCGCGATGCGGCAGAAAATGCTGAATGATCTGTACCGATGGTATGAAAAAAACGGCTGCGGTGAAGACTTTACGGATGAAAAATGGCCGGGGCAGGAAAACGGGTACTGGAAAAACCGGCTGCGTACCGCAAGCACAGAGCGATTAGAGAAAATTTATCAAGAGAAATTTGGAGGGATACCATGTATGCAGTAAAACAGGACGGCGCGTTTGCCGGGTATGCAGACAGTATTGTGCCCATCCGACTGCACGGCAACGGTTGTTATGTCCCGTGCAAGGAAGATCAGGCAGAAGGATTTTGCGCTAAGATGGCTATGACTATTACAGATGAAGAAGGGACTGAGCATCAGGCGCTTTCTGACAGGGTGTTTCATCTCACAGACCATACGCTGAAAGGTACTGAGCCAGAAGGCAGCTATGAGGAAATGGGTGCAGCATTGCCGCTGACGGATGCAGAGACCGCCGCGAAGATCCTGCTCGGGGAGGCGGAATAACATGAGCACCTACACCGAGCGGGCGCGGGCGCTGCGCCCCTATATCGTCAAAAGCGCAGCCAGTCTCACCGACGCCGACGCGAGTCTCGCGCCGGAGCTTTTCACCCGCCTGACCGGCTCTGGCAGCCTCGTCAAAGCCGGCACGCGCATCAACTGGGGCGGCACCATCAAGCGCGCCGCCTCCGACCTCTGGGACACGGCCCAGAACACCCCGGACGCCGCCCCGGCCCTCTGGGAAGACATCGCCTACAAGCAGGGCTTCCGCATCATCCCCGAGACCATCACCGCCGGCCTTGCATTCTCCAAAGGCGAAAAAGGCTGGTGGCAGGACGAGCTCTACGAATCCCTGCTCGCCGCCAACGTCTGGAACCCATCCGTTAACCCGGACGGGTGGAAGAAGATCACGGAAGAAGGTACATAGCCATGGACACCAAGACAATCATCGTTACCCTCGTCTGCGCCGTGCTCGGCGGGGCGGATAGAAGTGTATGAGCACAAGCAACACCGCCGGGCAGAAAATGATAGACGCAGAGCTCGCAAAGCTTGAAAAGCGGATTGCTGCGATATACAGGGAAGCGTATAACGATCTGACGGATACGATCAGGGATTACTTCGGTAAATTTGCAGCGCGCGACGCGGTGGAAAAGGAGCGGCTGGACGCTGGCGATATCACAGAGGAACAATACAAGCAATGGCGGCTTGCGCAGATCGGGCGTGGAAAGCGCTTTGAGGCGCTACGGGATAAGGTCGCCGAGCGCATGACAAATGCAAACGTTGCTGCTGTTGCGTATGTCAACGATGCAACGCCGGGCATTTACAGTTTGAACCGGAATTTCGCGGCGTACACCATTGAGCAGGTCACCGGTGACGTTGGCTTCGATATCTGGGACGAGCAGACCGTGAAGCGCCTGATCTCCGAGCAGCCGGAGCTTATGCCGTACTATCCGGAAAAGCGGGCGCTCAACCGCGGGATAGATCTTGCATACGGGAAAAAGCAGATCACGGCCAGCGTCACTAGTTCCATTTTACAGGGCCGGAGCATCAAAGGCATGGCGGATGATCTGCAAAGCCGCATTACCACCATGAACCGCGATTCCGCTATCCGGACAGCTCGAACGGCAGTCACGGGCGCGCAGAACGCCGGACGGCTGGATTCCTATTATGCCGCTGAGAAAATGGGAATCAAGTGCAGAAAACAATGGATGGCGACGCTCGACGGAAGAACCCGCCACTCCCACGCCATGCTCGACGGTGAGATCGTGGACAACGACAAAAAGTTCTCCAACGGCTGCCGCTACCCAGGCGACCCGAACGGCCCACCGTCCGAAATCTATAACTGCCGCTGCACGCTGGTATCCGAGATTGAAGGAATCGACACCTCCGGAGGCAAGCGCCGCGCCAGAAATCCGGAGACCGGGCGGAATGAACTGATTGAGAACATGAGCTATGCGGAATGGGCAGAGTGGAAAAAGAAAAATGGACGTTAAATTTATCGACAACTCCGAAGAAGTGAAGTCCGCTATGCACGACGCGCTGATTCGCGCCCTAGAAAAGATCGGCATGACGGCCGAAAAGTATGCAAAGCGGCTTTGCCCGGTGGACACCGGCAATCTGAGGAACAGTATCACGCACCGCGTAGATGAAGGGGAACCGGCTGCATACATCGGAAGTGACACGGAATATGCCGCATACGTCGAACTCGGAACCGGTAAGTATTATCCGGGCGGGAGACCTACGCCGTGGGTGTATCAGGACGCAAAGGGGAACTGGCACTGGACGGCCGGAAACAAAGCACAGCCGTATTTGAAGCCCGCAGCAGCGGACCATTCGGCGCAATACCGGAAAATCGTCGAAGATGAGATGAAAAACGGATAAAGATTGCGTCCCAGAGCCATAAATATACGGTATAAGTGTGGTAACAGCAAAGAAATGACTGTTGCCACATTTTTTGTTCTGTCGCGGCAAAGCACCGCCGACAAGGGAAAGGAAGATAGAACATGGCACTGACGCGAAAGCTCCTGAAGGGCATGGGGCTTACCGAAGAGCAGATGGATACGATCATTGAGGCACACACCGATACCGTAGACGGGCTGAAAACTGACCTTGCACGGTATAAGGAAGACGCCGAAAAGCTCCCCGGAGTACAGGCGGAGCTTGAAAACCTGAAAGCCAAAGGCGACGATGGCTGGAAGGATAAGCACGATAAGATCAAAAAGGAATTTGATGACTACAAAAGAGAGCAGATGCAGAAGGAAACCAAGAGCGCGAAGGAATCCGCGTATCGGGAACTTTTGAAGTCTGCGGGTATCAGCGAAAAGCGCATTGACGCGGTTTTGAAGGTCACCGATCTGACCAGCGTTGAGCTGGAAGACGGCAAGATCAAGAACGCCGACGAGCTGCGCAAGTCCATCAAGGAAGAGTGGGCGGACTTCGTTGTTACCACCAAGCAGAAGGGCGCGGACACCAAAGATCCGCCCGCAAACAACGGCGGCGCTATGAGCCGGGACGACATCTTCAAAATCAGGGACGCGTCTGAACGGCAGGCAGCAATTGCCGCAAATCTCAATTTGTTCGGAAAGGAAGAATAATATGGCAGCAAAAAACAACCTGACCATGACGAGCGACGTTCAGGTAACCGCTCGTGAAATCGATTTTGTAACCCGCTTTGCGCGGAACTGGCAGCACCTGCGCGACATTCTCGGCATTATGCGCCCCATCAAAAAGCAGCCGGGCACCGTCCTGAAATCCAAGACCGCAAGCGTGACGCTCGCGCAGAGCGTCGGTGAGGGCGAAGAAATCCCCTACTCCAAAGCGACTGTCATCGAGAAGGACTATGCGAACATCAACGTCGAAAAGTACGCGAAGGCGGTTTCCATCGAGGCGATCAAGGAATACGGCTATGATGTCGCAGTCGCGATGACCGATGAAGCTTTCCTGTATGAGCTTCAGACCAACGTCACGAACCGGTTCTACGATTATCTGAATACCGGCCTGCTGACCGTCAGCGAAACCAACTGGCAGCGTGCGCTTGCGATGGCGAAAGGCGCTGTTATCAACAAGTTCAAGCAGATGCACCGCACCGCGACCAACGTTGTCGGCTTCGTGAACGTGATGGACCTGTACGATTACCTCGGTGGCGCAGACATCACCATTCAGACCGAGTTCGGATTCCAGTACATCAAGAATTTCATGGGCTACAGCACGGTTTTCCTGCTGTCCGACGATGAGATCAAGCGCGGCCGCGTGATCGCGACGCCGGTTGAAAACATCGTTCTGTACTATATCGACCCGGCTGACAGCGATTTCGCCCGTGCCGGTCTTGACTACAGAACTGATGGCGAAACAAACCTTGTCGGCTTCCACGTGCAGGGCAATTATTCCACCGCCGTCTCCGAGTCCTTTGCGATCATGGGGCTCACCCTGTTTGCGGAGTACCAGGACGGCATTGCCGTTGCTGACATTGACGAGACCCCGGCGCTCGGCACGCTGACGGTTACCTCTGCGGCGGGCACGGCGACAGGCGACACGAAGATCACGGTCAACCCGGCGAAGGAAGCGTCTGGGAATGTCTACAAGTACAAGGTAGGCGATTCGGCTGAGACTGTGGCCTATGGCCAGAATGTAAGGACATGGTCGACGTGGGACGGCAAGTCCGATGTCACGGCAGCGACGGGCAAGAAGATCACAGTCGTTGAGGCTGACGCGACTTACAAAGCGCAGAAGGCTGGCAATGCGACGGTAGCGGCGAAGTAATGGGGGTGGCGGTGTGATGCTGACTGAATTATGTGGCGTGCTTCGGAACTGGTTTGAAACTGACAGAATCAGTGGCACGTACACGGTCGAAAACGGCAGCATCACACTGCCGTTTTTGCAAAACGGGCAGTTTTTCCGCGTGGTGGGATCTGTTTTCAACGACGGAGTTCACCAATACCCGGATTACGCGATGGCAGACGAGACATTTGACGGCTCTATCTGGCCGATGGCCGTCCCCTCCGCTGTCCTTGCCCTCGAAGCTGAGATCAGAGCATGGCAGGAGAAAAACGGCGACGCAGCAGCAAGCCCGTTCACCTCGGAAAGCTTCGGCGGCTATAGCTACTCGAAGGGATCAAGCGGAAGCACGTCCGCGAGCGGGGCCGTGACATGGCAGACGACGTTCAAATCGCGCATGAACCAGTGGAGGAAGATCTGATATGAGCTTACTTGATGATTTTGCCCGCCCGTGCGTGCTGCTCGAAAAAAGCCGCACACCGGATGGAGCGGGCGGATATATCACCACATGGACGGATGGCGCGGAGTTTATGAACTATCAGGCGCTTGACACGTCTATGGAGGCGCGCAGAGCGGAGAAAGAGGGCGTGACAAGCGTTTACTCGGTGCTTGTGCAAAAAGCTGTACCAATCGATTATAACGACTTCTTCCGAGACAAGACGACCGGCGAGACGTACCGCGTCACGTCCGAGCCGAAGGACAAACAGACGCCGAAGTCCGCTAGCTTTGCCCTGAAATACTTCACTGCTGAAAAGAAAGCACTGCCAACATGACAAAAGACAAAGCATTGCACGCGTGGTTCTCACAATTCCTGACGGCCTATCCCGCGTCCAGCGTGCCGGGCGACGCCGTTTTCCCGTGGCTGACCTATGAACTGATCACAGGCGCGTGGGACAGCGGAGAAATCGGCCTGACAGTAAATCTGTGGTACTACACCACGCAGGAAGCGGAGCCAAACGCAAAAGCACAGGAGATCGCGGACGCGATCGGCCTCGGCGGCGTATTTGTGCCGTGCGACGGCGGCGCGATCTGGATCAAGCGCGGATCTCCGTGGTGTCAGAACGTCCGGGACGATTCTGATGCAAATATCAAGCGGCGGTACTTGAACATTACAATCGAGTACATCACCGCAAACTGAAAGGACTGATTTCATGGCGAAATTCACAAAAATACCTGCTGATACCTTCAAGCAGCTGCAAATCAACGCCGGTGTAATTCTGAGCGATTTCACACCGGCGACCGGTGCGTTTGAACCAGAAAATCAGCTGGGCGCAACGACCGGCGGCATTACGTTCGCGGCGACACCGACGTTCTCTGACTACGGCGAAGATGTAGATAATTGCCCAAAGAATATACAATATTCTTACCAACCACGCGAAAACGTTGGGGCTTCTACGCAAA